TCAGGATATAAACCAAATGGCAATGTTCTATTCTGTCTATTGAATAATCTAACTTTACCATCCCAGATTTTGCGTTTGAATTTTTCTTGGAATTTGTATCCATCAGCAAAAAATGAGAATTTTTCATGAAGCTCATAATAGATACCTGTATTATCACATGTTATTTGTAGGTATGATGTATCAATCGCTTTTACATTTATATCGTATTCTTGCATATTATATTGTACTTTTAATTAAACTTTTATAATAGGTTTTATAACCACTTTTATTATTTAATAGGTATAATTTAGAGTATATTCAATACATTTCTAAAACATCGTAGAATGAGTTCATTATAATAAGCTGATAGATTATATTAGATTGGTAATTAAAGTTTATCGGTAAGACTTCTAGAGAGTTCTATAATGGAATCTAGATACTAAAAAGGATCCAATTAAGGATCCTTATAAGAATATAAATGAAATACTAAATCAATTCATAGACCAAATTACCACAATCCCAAATTCTTCTATAACCATTATTGAACATATTCTCAGATTCAGTCTTCAATGGATCAAATGATTCACCTAGTAGTTTAGACAATTTATGTTTCTGAGTTGCATAACGTTTTAATAAAGTATTTCCTTTCATCCATTGATAGTTAGACTGAGATTCATTAATTAAATTGAAGCCCAATGCTTCATATAGTTTACCGGCAGAATGTTCCCTATTAGCATAAGATACAATTGACCCAGAATGATTCTTTCTAAAGTGAGTAAGAAGTTTAGATGCACCACCAATAACATTGGTATCTAATAGACTACAGAATCTAAGAAGTTCCCATTCATAATTCTTATTAAAACGTGGTTTGCCAAATGTCATCAGAGCAACTAAGTCACCTTTATAATACAATCCAAGATTGATCTTAGAAACCGATTCACCTTGTAGATGATTCATGGTTAAGAATTGTTTAGCAACAGCCGAACTAACTTCACGTACTTCTGTTGTTCTAGCATATATACGTTTACTTAAACCTAATTTAGACCGAATCATTGACTTGATGATCTTCTGTTTAATTATGTCATTCCAATCGTGTTCCCATATATACATCAAGTTGATACCTTGACTTTCACAACCTTTAGTTTTGTTTAGATGATATGCTGACATTTCCTTATCAGATTCTTCATCAGCACTATGGAAATATGTACCATTGAATTCTATTGCAAAATTTCTACCAGGAATATAGATATCCAATTCTTTTGGTTTGAGTACAATTCTATCACCATGAATCACTTCACCATTATAAATTGATTTAACGTAATCAAGAACTTCTAATTCAGGTCTAGAAGAACTGCTGGTAACCGGTTCACAATGTGGGCATCTCCAGTGTATTGGTGTATCTTTATATGCAGATTCTTCACCACATGATTTACATTGAACAATATCACCAAATTCAGGTCTGACATTTTCATTTAATGGTCTAAATTTAAGGACATCTTTGTTATTGTTATAATAGCTAACCCATGAATTTGTTCTTGCTTTTTGTTTTATTGATTCTAATTGTGCTGGATGTTCTACACCGTATCGTTCTAGATTGGTTGACTTTGTTTTATCTTTAAAAACAGAAGATTGAGATGGATATTCAACACCATAACGTTCACGATTTGTTGATTTAACTTTTTCTTTAACCGATTCTATTTGACCTGGATTAACTACACCATAACGTTCGGTTAAGACCGTTTTGATTTTTGACTTGACTTCTTCTGATTGAGCTGGATTTTCTGTACCATATCTTTCTAGACTTGTGGTTTTACCCTTTTCTCGGAATTCTTTAATACCACCAGTATATTCAACTCCATATCGTTCACGATTGGTTGCCTTTGATTTATCTTTAACATCTTGTGATTGCATTGGATTGGTTGTACCATGCCGACTCAATGAAGTTGATTTGTATTTTTCTTTGGCATCATCAGATTGTAAAATGAATTCTACACCATAACGTTCACGATTTGTAGCTTTACGTGCTTCTACAATTCTATGTTTTCTGAATGTACATTTTCTGTCAGAACATTCACCATAACCTTTAGAAACACTAGTAAATTTTCTTGAACATCCACATTCACACCTTGGTTGATCCACTAGACCATTGATATACATATATACTTTTTCTAATAGATTCTCAATTTCAGGGTATAGTGTTTCTATGTATTGTAGTGTTTCTTTTGATTCTTTCAATTGTGAAAAGTGACATGGATGTTTAATAACTATTTCTTTAAACTCAGTTGGACTATAGATCGTCTCATTCATATGTTCACTGTGCCTTCTTACACTTATTATATTATATTATAACATAAATTTATGAACATGTAAATAGTAGAATTCTAGAAATAAAAAAGGATCCAATTAAGGATCCTTTCAGTTATATACACTATATATTATTGAATACGTGTATAATATTGGTAGTTGAATGTAACTGGGAATTCTGCAACAGTATCTTTAGTGCTCCAATCTAGACTGATTTCACCAATTGTGCTTGGGAACATTCCACGAATTTCATACACATTTGCAACAGAACCATCACGTGAATAAGTTGTGATTGTACCGTTTACCATGTGAGTAAATGCATTACTATTAACAGATTTATTTGATTCAGCATTATTAATTGCATCCATCCAATCTTCGAATGTTTTACGAACCAATAATTGTTCATCAGCAAATACTGTTGTGTTCCATGCATCAAATGTTGTGTCACCAGGAACTTTGTAGTCACGACCCATATATGGAATACTAATTACACCGGTATTTTTTTGTGGAATTGTTGCAGCTTTACATTTAAAGCTAAAATCTTCTTTGTCACCATAAGGTGAATTTACTGTTACCATGAATAAGTTGCTTCTCATACCACCATGAGCAACTGTACTAATGAAGCCGTCAATATCTAACATTATAATGTTCTCCAATTAAAAAAATAAAGTACTTCAATTATATTTATAGTAAATTAAAAGTAAGAATTTCAAAACAAGAAAGGACCCAATAAAGGACCCTTTCTTAATTGTACTATGATTTAACTTGCTACATAATTCTGAACTAAACGTTCCCAATCAGAAATACCAGCCTTAATCAAAGTAACCGCAGTTTCTACAGCACGCATTGTAACTTGACCACCACTCTGTTCCAGACGTTCCATAATGGTATCAGCTGTCGTGTCATCTACTACATTTTTTGCCTTAAGAATTGTTTTAATACGAAGCATTAAATCTTCACGACGTAATGTTACATCAACAACATAACTACGAGATAGAATAGGTTGATTCAGCTTATCTTTAGGGATATTCGTAATAACAATTACAGCGCCTTTAAAGTTAAACTCTGATGGCAATTTAAGATCTTTAGAACCAACTGAACTAGGATCATCCATATAGGCATCATCGATTTTATTATACAGTTCACGTTTCTCAGAATCTGTTAGTTTTAATACATTTTGAGTGGCACCTGAATTCCATGAAACTTTACGAGGTTCTGAAGTATCAAGAGCAGACTTAAGCATATTTACAGTATCTTCTGATTGGAAAATTGAATCAGAATCATCAAATACAATTACTTCGTCTCTATTAATAAACAATGTAGTGTATAGACCTAATGGAGATGTCTTACCACCTTTGAAGTAACGCCATTTTGCTTCAGGACCGTCAGGAGAACCTAATAGTTTAGTTAATGCATTAACAACAGTGAACGATTTACCAGTACCACCCTGAGCACCGGTGATGATTAATGAATTGGCTGCCTTTGTGCCTACTAATACAGCAAGTTTCTCAATATCATCAAAGACATAGTTTATATCGGCATACTTAACCTTGGCCAATTCAGCATCGACTTTCTTTGCACCTGCAGACATTGTGTTGGTTTCTTTATTAGCAACTGCTTTGAAACCTGCTTGCCATTCCTTGAATTCGTCCATTTTGAATCCAGGTACTTTCTTAGCATATTCTCGCCACATACCAGGTGCAACACCCGTCTTAAAGATTTCAATATCAGCACCAAGTACTTCTACCGCATACTTAACGTATGGATTTTCTAAACGTGGATCATTAGCATCAACACCTTCAACAATTAAACGATTTGAACGCGATAACGATTCAATTTTAGATTCTGCTAATACTGGTAATTGGCCGGTGATTACATAATCCAACATACTTTTAACAACATTAACAATATTCATGTTAGGTTGAGCTACTGCTGAGCGTGTTGGCTGACCAAAAAAGTCTGTATTTGATTTATCCCAAAAGTCAATAGAATTTAGTTCAAACTGAGATTTCTTCATTTCTTTTGGTTGAGCCATACCAATACGTAAACGTTCACCATTCTTGTTTACATACATATACCCAGTACCAGTTGTACCATCGGCTTTGGTAAAGTCCACTGTATCGGTATCTAAACCTGGTAACATCGTTAAACGTTTGAAATCTGCACCAGTACGTTTAGATGCAATTTTAGCCAAAAGATCTGCAACCTGTTGTGCATCCTTGATGTTGAATGTTGCTTCATTCAGTAGACCTGGTTTTGATTCATTCACAAATTGTATAAATGATTTTAATTTTGCCATTTGTATGGTTTCTCCTGTTTGTTTAAGTAACTATAATTACTGTTTACTATTTAATATCAAACTATAGTTTATAGATAAAAAGAAGGTGTAACATTTGTTACACCTTGAATTGTCTATTATAAAATATATTATATTTTATTCTATATATATTATTTGAATACTTCTTTAAATTCAACACCAGTTGGAACTGAATAGAAGTTCAAGTACACGAAGTCAATTGTACGTGAAGGTTTCAATGCAACATCTAACGCTAAACCATTAGTATCAATAACTTGAGGTGTGTTGTTGCTGGAATCGCAAATTGCGATAAAATCAACAATACCTTGTTTAGCTTTGATATCACGTAAAAATGGATTCACTGTGTTCAATACACGAGTACGTGTCTGTTCTGTGTTCAATTCACCGATGAAATATTTCATGCTACGGCTAATTGCTTTTTCAACCACGATGAACAAACGACGTACATTGATACGGTCGAATGCAGATGGTTTAGTTTGCAATGTTTTAGAACCGAACAACACGATACCTTCATTACGGAATGTACACAATGGGTTAACTTGTGCCTGATACAAACTATCTCTAAGTTGTTGATTTTGTTCCCATGCTAAACGAATAACACCAGCAATTTTACCGTAGTTAAAGCCCATACCAGCATACCATGCTTCACGTTCAAATTCAACACGAGCTTGTAGACCAGCAGAATATGGATTCATTGGTACCCATACTTGTGATTTGTTATATGCATCATAGATCAAACCCCAGTTAGAATCCATGAAACCATAAGATGAGCTGTACATTGCTTGACGATCTGCTAAGCACCCAGTCAATGCCTGTGAACCACCAAGTTTAATGCTATCATATTGTGGGCCAACAAAACCAACTGTGAATTTACGTTGTTCTGCAATTTGAATAACTTTATTACCAACATTATTGCTTGCTGCACCTTGGAACAACAAACCGATATCATATAGATCAACGTCAGCCAACATATTATAACCAGCAATAACATCATCACCAGGATGTACATCAGTTGTAGCACCAGTCAATTCAAATGTTGTCTGTGCAACATTGCTAAAATCAATTGGTTTTAACATATCAATATAATTTGATGCTGCACTGATTTTAGTTACATAGTAATTAACAGATGTAGAATCTTTGGTCATATTAGTAATGGTTTCACGAATAAATCCATCTTGCATGATGACCATTGATACGCCATTAGAAGAAGGTTTACCAGAACCAACACCACCACCCGCAACTGTGTCTAATTGCGCTTTAATAGCTGATGTTGAAGTATCATAGTTGCTATTATCAACTAGATATACATATGTGCCATTACCTTGGCCTGCATAAACAGAACGAGCAATGTCTGCATAGGTAGCAAATAGAGCACCGAGTGTACCACCACGTAAAACTACATTACACGCACCAGTTGGGTTAACCATGTACACATATTTTGAATCAGAATTCAAAACGTCTACATAGTATGCTGGTGTACCATCAATACGACGAGTACCAACAACTGTATTCAAGAAGTCATATTTTTCTAAAATTTCACCATCTTTCACGATCAATACGTGAACTTCTGTACCTTGTGGTGCAGAATCAAACAATGGTGCATACGTAGAAGCTCCAAATGTAAGTGCTGATAATACATGAACCTCAATACCATTACCAAGTGTACCTGGGTAACGAGCAATCAAATCAACACCAGTTGGGTTTGTGAATGCAGTTTCAAAATAGTTATAGTTTGGTACAAATACTTCTTTACCTACAACTGCAGCAGCATCACCAGAGCTAACACCAACAGCATTTTTTGCATTTGGTCCAACTGTACGAACCACCCAGCATGCATTTGAATAACGTAAAAATGCAGCAACGCTGAAGAAGTCTTTTCTGTTATATGAAGGTTTTGGTGTACCAAATACTTCTACCAATTGACGTTCACTACTGATCAATTGTGGCTCAAGTACTGGACCCCATGTAAATGCACCAGAAAAACCACCAACTGTTGATGCTACCCCAGGTGTTGAATTACTTAAATCTGTTTCCTTGATCGAAAGACCAGGGCTAACTAAATATGCCATAATTTTTGTCCTCTAAAAATTGTTTATAAAATATACGAAGACTTAATATCTTCTGTATTATTTATACTTTAGATTTTAGTTGCCACTTAAAACAGATTTTGATGAATTTTCAAATGGATCATTTTGATTTGCATTAGCAAATGATGGTGTATTATCAGATGAATATAATACGGTATAATCATCATCACCTAATAATTCAATTGTCCATGGTTTATGTTTGGCATTTGCTTCTATTAACATAACTTGATATTTTCTATATCTTTCATCATTTTGATATGTTGATGAAGTATTTGTACCATCTGCTCTGTATAGACCAGTTGTACCATTACCAGCACCAAGACCATATTCACCCGATGTACCCATTTTTCTAAATAATAATTGTGTAAAATCAAATTGTACCTGAGCAACAAGTGGTGTACTATTCATTGTTGTTTGAAGATTTATACTACTTACACTTGATGGGACAAGATTCAGAAATTCAATTTTGAATTTTGGTATTCTATATGCATCCATTGCAAACAATGTACATGAACCAAATATGGATTGCGGATCTGATGCTCTGGAACCAGCGAATAGGTTTGAATATAGAAGACTAATGATTTCCCAGTTTTCATCAATGATAAATTGAATGGACAATGGTGAATATGTAGGTGAATCACCAGCAACTTTGATTCTACCAGAACCAAAACCAATTTCAACTGGTGATAATGTTATATCAGGTATAGCAAATGATTGAATCCATTTAGACACATCATATTTGCGACCATTTGCAGATATTTCTAATGCGATTGCCCAATTGACATCTTTAGCAGAATTAATTAACATCATATAACTATAAACCTTTGGTTGTTTATAGTATTTATCTTACACTAAATTCCGGATTCAAATTTACGCCATTCAATGGCATTCTTTAGTGCCCAGTCTCTATCTTTAACTGATTTAACAATTCGCTCCAATGTATCAACATATTCTTCTAGCAATAATATTTTGCCACGAAGCTTTTGCATCTCCGGATCCATATTGATTGCATCTTTTACTTCACTTTTCAAAAATCTATTATCTAACGGTCTAGATTTATATACATTTGGCTCAGCTTTGCCTGTATAATAAATCCATAGTT